TATGTAGAAGATAAAACAGGTCCTCTGGTGCCGGAAAATGCAAGTAGTAGAAAATTAAAACTTACAAATGCAATTATTGGTTTAGTAAAACGAACACTAGATGGTGATGATTTAAAAACATTTAACACTACGATTAGTAATGCAAAAAAACTTACAGAAAGAAAAAGATATTATGTAAGTAACTATGGTATAGATAACTATATAGATATAGTAAACGGTAAAACAGACAAGATTGTTAGAGCACAAAACTATGATAGATTCTATGATAATGAACTTATAGAATGGTGGCGAAAACATGCAACCAAAAGATGGTCTAAACTTAACGAAGATGGCCGATTAAGAAAAAATTTAGAAGTTTGGACAAAAGATAGTCAAATAGATATTATCAGATAAAGCTTGACAATATGAAACAAATGATGTATATTAGGAGAAATTATGAGTGATTTTTTAAAAGATATTATAAAAGAAACCGGTAATGAATTTGCCACATTGGCAAAAGACGGTGTTGCTGGAGGTGATGTAGATAGTTTTATTGATACAGGTTCATATTCTTTCAATGCATTATTATCCGGTTCAATTTACGGTGGCCTACCAGGCAATCGTATCACAGCAATTGCAGGTGAAGCTGCTACAGGTAAAACTTTCTTTGCGTTAGGTGTTGTAAAGTCCTTTTTAGAGGTAAACAAAGACGCAGGTGTAATCTACTTTGAGTCAGAGAATGCTATATCCAGAGATATGGTTGAAAGTAGAGGTGTTGACAGTAGCAGACTTGTTGTAATGCCAGTTGCAACAGTACAAGAATTCAGAGCTCAATCAATTAAAGTAATTGACAAATATTTGGAACAACCAGAAGACAAACGAAAACCTATGATGTTTGTATTAGATAGTTTAGGTATGTTATCTACTACAAAAGAAATGGAAGATACGGCTGCTGGTAAAGAAACAAGAGACATGACAAGGTCACAAATTGTCAAATCTACTTTCAGAGTATTGACTTTAAAACTAGGTCAAGCAAATGTTCCTATGATAATGACCAATCACACTTATGATGTTATTGGTTCTATGTTTCCACAAAAAGAAATGGGTGGCGGTTCAGGTTTGAAATACGCTGCTTCATCAATCGTCTACCTAGGTAAAAGAAAAGAAAAAGATGGTACAGAGGTAGTTGGTAATATTATACATTGTAAAAACTATAAATCGAGATTAACAAAAGAGAACGCACAAATTGATGTAAGACTAACTTATAAAACTGGTCTTGACAGATACTATGGTCTTTTAGAACTAGGCGAAGAAGCTGGTGTCTTTAAGAAAGTATCTACAAGATATGAACTACCAGACGGTACTAAAGTTTTTGGTAAGTCTATCAATACAGAGCCCGAAAAGTATTTTACAAAAGAGGTATTAGATAAGATTGATGACTACACAAAACAAAAATTCACCTACGGACAAGACGAAGAATAGAAGATATACCTTTGCTCAAAAAGAGGGCACAGATTATTCTTGTATCAAGTTAACAGAGGGTAAGTTTAAAGATGTAATTTACCACTATGGTAGAGTTGCATTTGCACCAGAGGAAGAGGCTCTTCCTGATGGCAAATTACCTATGAAGTTTGACTACACAGTTGATAAAAATCCTAATGACTTGGATTTGCTTGACAATTCTGAGTTTATAGATTATATTGGTGACATATTATTAGAACTATTGGAAGAAAAATTAAAAGATGGTACAGCAATCACGAATTGAACAAACAATAATCTCTAGTTTATTTTTTAGAGAAGATTATACTAGAAAGGTTTTACCTTTTATCAAAGAAGAATACTTTGGTAATCGTGTTGAACAAATATTGTTTGGCCAAATATTTCAGTTTGTTGAAAAGTATAATAATCTTCCTACTAAAGACGCTATGTTAATTGAATTATCACAAAGGCGTGATATTAATGAAGAAGAATTATCACACATAAAAGATTATGTTGTTGCAGTAGAAAACTCTGAAGCTGATGAACAATGGTTACTTGAAACTACAGAAAAGTTTTGTAAAGACCGTGCTGTTCACAACGCAGTATTAAGTGGTATTAAAATCTTAGATGGCAAAGATAAGAAACAAACACCAGAGGCAATACCACATATCTTATCAGAAGCATTGGCTGTATCATTTGACAAATCAGTTGGTCACGATTATATTGAAGACGCAGAAGCTAGATTTAAATTCTATCATACAAAAGAGAAGAGATATCAATTTGATTTAGATTATATGAATAGAATTACCAAAGGTGGTGTTCCTAGTAAGACTTTGAATATTGCTCTTGCTGGTACTGGTGTTGGTAAATCTTTGTTTATGTGTCATGTTGCTTCAAGTTATTTGTTGCAAGGTCTTAATGTATTGTATATTACATTAGAGATGGCAGAGGAAAGAATTGCAGAAAGAATTGACGCCAACTTATTAGATGTTACAATGGAAGACCTACATGATATGCCTAAACAATTATATGATGGTAAGATTAAAAAGTTAAGAGAGAAAACACAAGGTCAACTTATTGTCAAAGAGTATCCAACAGCGTCTGCTCATAGTGGTCACTTCAAGTCTTTGATTAATGAACTAGCATTGAAGAAGTCTTTTAAACCTGATGTTATCTTTATTGATTATCTAAACATTTGTGCTAGTGCTAGATTTAAAGGTGGTAATATATCATCTTACTTTTATATTAAAGCAATTGCTGAAGAGTTAAGAGGTCTGGCTGTAGAAGCTAATGTGCCTATCTTTAGTGCAACACAAACAACTAGAACTGGTTATGTAAGTACAGACCTTGGTCTTGAAGATACTTCCGAATCTTTTGGTCTACCAGCAACTGCCGACTTTATGTTTGCCTTGATGTCAAATGAAGAATTAGAGGCTTTAGGTCAGATGAAAGTAAAACAGTTGAAGAATAGATATAATGACCCAAGCGTAAACAGAGCATTTATTATTGGTGTTGATAGGTCTAAGATGAGATTATATGATGTACAACAATCAAGTCAAAATATTGTTGACGCAAATCAAGTAGATGAAAAAGAGGACGCTTACAATAAGTTTTCAGATTTTAAATTATAATGCCAAAAAAACAAAAAGTTAGATTTCATAAAGGCGATAAGAGACCAGGTGGAGGTTTGAATAAAAAATTGACATACTCAGTAGAGATGATTAAAGAAGGCAAGAAAATTCTATGGCATGTTATAGAACAGCCAACGGAAAATATTATAGCAAAATATTTTTTTGAAGAAGACGCTAATCAATTAGCAGACTTTCAAAATAAACACCATGTATGGCAAGTGAATGGAGGTGTACCAAAATTTCTATGGAATTATCTAAAATGATTACATTAGACGAATTTGAAAAAAAATTTGCTGAGTATTATAATGTACCTCATGCATTTGCTGTTACATCACCGTTCATGGCAAATATGTTAATGTATTCTATGTTAGAACACAAATATTTGGTTAATGGATACGACAAAAAGTATTTTAAAGGTGACATTATAGTACCAGCTATATGCCCACCATCAACATTTTTACCATTAAAACATTTAGGTTTTAAAATAAATGTAGTTGACATAGATGAAAATACTTTAAACATAGACCCACATAAGATTTATGATTCATTAACTCCACATACGAGAGCAATATTAGTTTACAATAATTTAGGTAACTCTGCTGATTATTATAGAATTAGACAGATTGCAAGAGACAATGATTTACTAATTATAGAAGATGTTACAACAAGTTTTGGCTCAGTTGCAGATTCAGATGAATATTGTGGCACGATTGGAAATTTAAGTACATTTAAAATATTTGACAAAGGTATTATTACATGTAGAACGCAAGATGACGCAAACTATTTACGAACACTTAGAAATGCTGGTCTTATGGAAGACCATGAAAAACACAAGTGGTTTAAAGACGGTCATAATGAAAAGAAATTTTTAAAAACAGATGTATTTAAAGACACATATCAAACCGTATCATTAGGGTACGGTGTAAAACCTGGTAGATATGACTTAGACTCTCATGGAAAATACTTATCATCATGGCCTAAAACAAAAGAACATAGAACAAATAATGGTGATTATTGGAAGACAAGAATAAGAATGTTACCTTTCTTTAAAACACAAAAAGAAACTGGTGTATCTAGTTGGGAAGGACTTTCACTAATATGTCAAGGTGTTTTGCATGGTCAAAGAGATGAGGTTGTAAAGACATTAAAGAAAGTTAATGTTGATGTTAAACCTATTTACACACATGTTTTAAAAAATACTGTTTCCGAATATCTAAACACCATCTCAAAAGAGACACCTGTAGCTGATAATGTACACGAAAATGGCCTGTTTATACCAAACATGGACCATGATTGGGAACATAAGATTGATGAAATCTATGTTGCATTAAAAGAACTAGAAATGAATCTCACAAAAGAGTAATTGCCAAAACCTCCTAAATAGTGTATAAGGAGAGAATATGGTACAGGTAAATACACCAGAAGCTGAAGGCGCTCAAGCTTTATTTTGTTACATTGCAGATAAAATGGGATATAAAAATGCAAAAATAGAATTTGCACCTTACTATAAAAATAAAGACGCTAAAGGTTTTTTTAAAAAACATGAAAAAATAATTAACGAAGGTTTTGCCTCTAATCGTGTTGATACAGAAAGAGATAAAGATAAAATTTTAGATTATATAGAAAGAAATAATGATTGGTTTATATCATCAATGCGAATAGCTGAAACTATATTAGGTGAGATAGATAGTATATCAGGTAAATTTAAAAAAATAACGGCACCAGGTTGGCAAGATTTATTTTATACTCATGGTGATGATGATGTTATGAAAACAATGGCAGTTTTATTTAAGTCAGCAAATAATCAATCAGCAAAAACAGGTGGTGGTAAATATTTTGGAGATTTAAATAAATGGTCTCCAGCAGATATATATTTTGCTACAGCGAAAGCAAAAAAAACTTTAAAAGATTTATCAATAGATACAGAAACTAAAAAAGATAATCTTACATTTGCAAAATTAAATCAAATCACAATAGACCTTATAGATGAAGGAGAATATTACCTCTATC